CGCCGGTGAACGAACCCGAGAACGATACACCCGAAATCGCACCGCCCGTAATAGACACAGCACTTGCTGCTTGAGTCGCCATACTTGCAAGGCCAAGATTTGCACGTGCATCAACCGCAGTAGACGCGCCAGTGCCGCCGTCGGCAATAGCTAGATCGGTAATCCCGGAGATTGCGCCGCCCGTAATAGCAGCTTTGGCGATAGCAACAGAACCTGTGCCGTTGGGCGCGAGTGTCAGATCGCCGTTGGTATTCGTGGTGCTGATGGTGTTACCATCAAGTTTGATGTTGTCCACGGAAGCGGACTCTGTACCCACACTTAACGCCGTGGCGACACCTGTCCCGCTGTAGACCGTTTTCTCAGTCGCCGTTGGGCCGTCGTCTACATGCAGTAGTTGATCAAACGTGCTGGCAATAGTGGTACCAGTTAAGTTGGTTGGCATGGGAAATCCTTATGCTGGCGTGACAGAGGCAGAACCATCCGCAACATACCACGGGGAGGCAGCAGTAGCCCCGCTTGCCACCATGAGGCGGTTGTTGGTCGTGTCAAATACAACTTTACCAGCAACCTTGTTGGTTGTGTTGATAGTATTGGCGATAGCTGCGATTGACGCTGCGGTCACGGACTGCAATACAAGCCCGCTGGTCAACGTCTGTTGTGCAGTGAATGTTTGCGCCGTAGCGAGTACCGCAGACGTACCAGCCGTCAGCGTAACGTCCCCGTTGGGTAGCGTGATCGTCCGGTTGGCAGACAACGTGGTCGGGGTCAGGGTTACCGCATAACTCCCAGTGCCGCCCGCTCGACCAGCTAGGACTACTGCGTCCTGTGTCGCGGCGACTTCTGAACGGACAGCGTTTGCTATACGAAAAGTTTTTGCCCCAGTAAACGTCTGTGTCCCAGCAAGTTTAGCAGTCTCAGTGTCTAACTCTGCGATAGCCGTAGGGATTGTTGTTGCCGCAATGCTGCCCGAAGGGGTATACGGCAAATCGCCTACCAAGCCTGCTGCAAGTTGGGAGCGCAAGATGCGTTTAGTCACGTTCTCACTGGTGTCAAAGATGACGAGGTTGTCGTCATTGGCAGTGTTTGCACCAGTGATGACGGTGAGTGCCGGTATCCGTTTTGCGGTCATTCGTCTCTCCTATCAGACAGGGGGCACTAGGCCCCCTATCAGTTTACATCACGCCGGAGTAACTGCGTTGGAACCGTCGGCTCGAACCCAAGTCGAGTTAGCGTTGGCACCCGTTGCAACCATCAAGCGGCTGTTGGTCGTGTCGAACACGATAGTTCCAGCGGCTTTACCCGCCGTGTTGACAGAATCGCCGATAGCGCCGATCTGCGTAGCAGTTGCGGTGCGAAGCTGGATATACCCAGCCGTCGCGTCTACGTTACCAGTGAGAGTACCAGTTGCACCAGACAATGCGACGTTGTACAGCGTACCGCCGTTGATCGTTACATTGTCTTGCGTAATACCACGATAAACACCCATGATGTTCTCCTTTTAGAAGCAGGGGCCGAAGCCCCCACGAGGTTTAGGCGGCGTTGGTAGACGACACGTTCGCAACGATGGCAAACACATTCACCACGCCGTTCGTACCAACTGCGGTATTGAACAGGAGGTCAATGGTGTCAGCCGAGGCAAACACGGTCGGGTTCGCCAAGTTGGTAATGCCGTAAGCCAGTGCGTTGTTTGCCAAAGCGTTGGTGTACGCCGTGGTCGCGCCACCGTAACCAAGGCTGTAGGTACCAGTGGTATTGGTCGTTTCAGCTTCGATAACTTGGCATCCTGCGGACAGGACAACAGAGCCAGCGGGCAATGGAATCACTTCCAACACATCAGTAGCAGCCAATGCGGTAGCACCAGCAGCAGTACGTGCAGCAATGATTGCAGCCAGATCAACCTTCACCTCGAATTTCGAGATTTCGGTCACGTTAGCGGGGAAAGAGGCGGTGCCTTTATTGAACCCCAGAGAATCGGTATAAGTAGCCATTTCAATTTCCTTTCAGTGTTTAGGGAGGAAGGGGCCGAAGCCCCGTTCATCAGAACTGGATAACAGCCTGAGCCAAAGCTTCACCCTTGACAACCTTGTAACCGTAGACCTGAAGGCCACGGACGATGTTGCCGAAGGTAGACTCGGAGCGGATGGTTTCCATGTTTGTCATCTGCGATGCAAACGTGAAGCCCATCTTGTGACCAGCGATGATGCTGTACTTGCCCGAAGACACGTTCAGGTTGTGGCTGACGTAGATGGTGAAGCGATCCACCATACCCAGACGACCGTTACGTACGATGGACATGCTGTCGCCAGTCAGCGAAGCGTCCTTCAGTTCGGACTTCTTGATCAAACCAGCCATCTTGGCGGGGATAACCACGAAGCGGTCGCCTTCGGGGGCGTTGGCTTCATCCAGCACGGTGCCGAGGTCAACCAGCAGGTCAACAACAGAAGTGGTGCTCGATGCGCCGTCCTTGGTCACAGTCAGCGGAGAGCCGGATGTGCCAAGGTTGAACGAACCAGACTGCTCACCAGCGGTAGCGCCCTTGTTGAAGGCACCGATACCGGGCAAGATGTCAGTCAACACGCGCTGGTCGATCTTGATCTTCATACGCTCGGAAGCGTCTTTCGTCCAAGTGTCCATCAGGTTGATGTCCGACTGAACCTTGTCCACGTCGTCCTCAACGCAAGCGAAGTACTCGCCCTTGTCGATGACCAACTGGAGTTTGGGTTTGTCAGGGTTCTCTACGGTCAGGGTTTGGCCCTTCACGTAGTCGCGGATGGTGATTTCCGGTGTAGTGCGGATGTTCACGGTGTCGCCGTACTGGCGGATTTCACCTTCGTAGTCGGTGTTCGAGATTGCTGCGAGCACGGTGGCGTCGTAGAAGTTCTCGATCAGTTTGCCCGACCAAATTTCGGGGATGAAGTTGCCGCTGTAGTTCGGACGACCGGGGGAAACGGGATAAGACATGATGTAACTCCTCTAATCAGGCATTTGTGACAATGCGATTTTCTCGCTGGGCAGCAAAAATATCGCGTTCGATTCGGGAACGATCTTGCTCTCGGCCTTTGTACTTCCCAGAACGGACATCGTTGAAGAATTTCTGGATGTCAGCAGGGCTGTAGGTCTTACCTTGGTTGGTAGTCGCAGGGGTTCCGGTGCTGCGTGAGCGACCGGGGGAAACCTGCTTTTCCAACTCAGAGCTAGGAGAGTTCCCAGTGGATTGAGCAACGGCGGCTTGTCCAGTGGACTCTAGCCAAGTGCGGAAAAAACTGACGACACGCCGAGAGTCTAACGACCGCTGGGCATCATCGAGAAACGTCTGCCGAGTCACCCCAGTCATCGGATCAAACTCCAACAACCATGACTGGAAGTCGGCGTTGTCGTTGATCTGGCGGAAGTTCGGGACATTCGTAGACAGGTCTGCCCAGAACGCTTGCTCTGCGCTCATCTGCTGGCGTTGGGCCACGGCTTGCACCTGTGGCACCACATTTACCTGCATCTGACGCAGCGTTGCTTCGAGTGTTGCAATGCGCTGGGCGACAGCCCCGAGTTCCTCGCGGGTCACTTTGCGCATCATGTCAATCGACTCACCGTACTCCTGAACATCTTGGTCAGTGACCAGACGCTCGGCTGCTGGTGCAGCAGCTTGGGGGTTTACGGCAGTCATCGAAGCAAGCAACTGTTCCATTTGTTGGACTCGCTGCTGCATTTCCCGATTCTGCTGGTGCAGACGGGGAACTTCGGCGTTGTACATACCCTGAAGTGTTCGATACTTCTGGGTAACAGTTTCATCCGGCACATTGTCAGCACCCGTTTTCTGCTCATCTGCGGGTGCCGGAGCGGCATTATTCGTGGCAGCGTTCTCGTCGGCGTAATTCTGGTTGCCATTGTTCTCAACGGGCGTGACGGTGCCATCGGCGGCAGGAGTAGTTCCTGAGCCTGTGTTGTCGTCCGTGTTAAGTTGCTTGTACAACTCCTGAACTGCCTCGGTCTGTTTGCGAATTTGCTCTGGAAGGGCCATGTTGAACGCTCCTGTTGGTGTGCGTGATTAGACGGCGAGTTACATCATAACTTTGCCGCTATGGCAGGGGATTGTTGTGCGAACTCAATGAGTTCAACCATCATCTGGCAGCGCCCCTGAAACACTGCCGGATTGTCAACCGCATAAGGGAGACGCTTCAGTTCATGCGCGAGCACACCCTCCATCCACGCCAGAAGTTCTGGGTGTTGCCGGACAGCTTGCGCCAGTCCTTTGATGATGTGTGACTCAGGCTTGATCATGCTGCCATCCCACTTGCACGACTTTGTACCGTGTTGGCTTCCATCCCGCCTTTGGGAGAGCCGTCAGGGCCTTGTGGTGCGCCACCTTGGGGTTGCTGCGCCTGCTGCTGTGCAGCGGCCATCGCAGCCCGTGCGGTGATACGACCGGTATACCCTTCCTTCTCCCGAGACGGAACAACGTCCTCCACGGACATTTGCAACCCTTTTGCGATCTCCCGAAGGATACTGGCACGTCCCTCCTTGCCGATGATCTCAAGATCAATCGGGTTGGCGGTTGCATTGAGAAACTCGATACGGCGAATGTTGACAGTCTCCTTGACTGCGAGGTTAATCGCGCCTTTGGCAAGAACTTCAACGTCGCCCTTGATGGACTCATCCTCATCATAGCGCATGTTGTACACAAACTGGCGCAGCACGATGGGCTTCACAACATCTGTGTCGATGTGCATCACGACTTGGCGGATGCCTTTGCCCGCCGCGCCCATAAGCATGGACAGGCCAGACGAAGTGCGCCCCGCACCCTGCACATTCAGATCGCCGTACACGTAGGCTGGGATGCCCGAGTGATCGTCCGCCAAGCGGCTGAACTTCTCGTATACACCCATGAGTTCGTTTGCCCGTGAGTCAGGCTGCGTGAACCGGATGGCCGGGGCGCTCGAACCCACAGGATCATTGATGGTCTGCCAGATTTTCCAAGGCGTCAACTGGGTGATGTCCTCGTTGGGCGGCAGGCGCTCCACGTTGACCTCGACCTGCGGGCCGCTGGAAATGCCCATGTTGTTAACCAGCGCACGGGCAGCGGCGTTGCACACGCCCTGTAAGTCTTCGATGATCTCGGGGATCGCCTTGCCCCAGAACGCTCCGGGGCACTTGATGAACGAAGTCTTGGCGTAGGGCTTCTCGCCCAGCGGGTCATAGTTGAGCACCGCTTTGATGACGTAGTTGCCCACCATCCAGACGTTGGCGTCGTACTCGCGGGCGTCGTCGGGGACTTCCTCCTCGGTCAGCCCCCACTCGCGCAGCATCTTTCCGCTCACTTTGCCCCAGAACTCCAGAGCATCGAACTCGGTAGTTGGCTTCATGTACGAGTAGTACTTGCGCTCCTCCTCGTCCTTTTGGAGTTCCACGTCTTCATTGATCCACGACTGGCCGTTGCCAATCTCCAGCACCTTGCGGATGGCATCCTCGTCGTAACCCGGAACGCCAATGAGATCGGACAGTTGCATCCGGCTCAATGGGTGGTACTCGAACAGGTAGCCCTCGTTGATGTTGCTGATCCCCGGCTCGGGGTAGATGTAGAAGGGATCAACCCGCTCGTACTCTGGCCCAAGGCGTTCGATGGGTTCGACCACAGTCTGGCCCATCGCGTTGGTTTTCCAACCCAGCGCCCGCTGGCGACGCACAACCGGCCCTTTGATGAACGCCGCAGGGAACGTCACAAGATCGGTGATGAAGTCGTTGAACGAAGCCTCCCAGCCGCCTTGGGCGAACTGGTCTTGAATCTTGATCTTCATCCTGTCCGCGCGAAGCTGCGCTTGTTGCAAGATAGTGAAGCGGTAGTCTTGGCTGACCATCTCGCGGATTTCAGCCATTTCCTCTTGGTTCGGAGCTTTGCCAAACTCCTCGACCATCTTGATCACGCGCTCGGCGAAGATCGCCTGCACGTCCTTGGTCTGCGATGGGTTGAGGTCGGGGATAGGGGTGGCCTGCAAATCCCACGGTGGGGAGCCATTGTCGAGCAGGATGTCCCGCAGCCAAGACTCCGCAGCGCGGCACTTGACTTCGGTGATCATCATGTAAATCTCAGAGCCGCCCTGTCCTCGAATCTGTTGCAGCTTGTCTGCGTCGTACTGGCCGTTGCGCTGACGCAGCGCACGCAGCATGATGTACTCGATGGGCTTCTTCGCCATCTGGGCGACATCCCAACATTGCCTCAGATACCCGGCCAAGCCAAGAATGACGGGTTGATTCTGACGCTCTTGCAGAGCGCGGTCTGAAACTTCTTGCTCTTGCCGAGCAAGTTCAGAGTTCGATACGACCCGCAGGAATGTCAGTCCAGCCATATTATTTCTTCTTGCTCTGCGATGCCTTCATGCGAGCTTCCGCAGCCTTGCGCTGCGCCGGAGTCAGTGAAGTCATCATGTCCGGGTTTTGTGGAGGTTGCCCCATTTTGGCGGTGTATACCTCGTTGCCATTGTCGCTTTCCTCAACCAGTTTTACAACGATGCCGCCCTTCTCGTAAGACTTGATGGCCGCGCCACCCATCTTCGCGTTGGTGGACGTTATTGTGAACGGCTTTGCTTGGCTGCATTTCATGGTCACTCCTTACCTGCTACGCAGGGTTCTACCACGAAGTATACACGTGGTCAAATAAAAAGAAACCCCCGGTGCTTGCGCAACCGGGGGAAACCCTTGAAGAAGGGGAGAGGTGACAACTGCGAAGCAGTGCTGCAATCATATCACGTCCAGCCCAAAGCGGAAGTTCTTTTGATGTCGCGCCGCTGCTGGAGCGTGTGCCCCTCGCTGGCGTTACCAATGTGCAGCATGAGGTACTGGAGGGCTTCGGCCACGTGCGAGTGCTTGTTCTTGTCGATGTCGCCGTCGCCCTTGGGTTTGAACCGGTAGCCCCCCATCATGGCCGCTTTGAGTTTGGTGCAGCGCGGGTCAACCACGAACGCCGGGTCGCCGTCCACCTGCCGCATGAGGTACTCGTCCACAGCGTTGATGCGGGCCGACACGTTGTTGGTCTTGGCCGGGATGACTTTCATCCCCTCGGCTTTGATAATGTCCACCGCCGAGCGTTCGTCAGTCTGCGCCCGCTGCACACCTGCCGGGTCAACGACGATCAGCACTGGGGCACCGGGGAACCGTTCGTAAAGTAACGGCTTGAGCAGGGTGCGGATGAACCGTTGCACCCCCATGTCGAACGAGACACACTCGTCAAGTATCAGTGCGCGTCCTCGCGGGTCTTGCTGTCCAAGCACGGCTGCTGGGGTTAACCCTAAGTCCATGCCAATGACGATGGGCCGCACGCCGTTGATGATGGCACGCAGGCGCTCTTTGCCCATGTGGTAGTCAGGCCGGAAGTATTTGTACACCGGCATACCGGCTGATGACAGCCCATACTCACCGTCAATGTAGACACGGACGTACTCCTCGGAGCGGCCTTGGGTGTCGTAGTAGCCGTCCGGCAGGTTCTCCACGTTCTCGGCGTAGACGCTGCGGCCCGAAGGCTGCTTGAACACATCCCACCCGTTGTTGTTGGATGACACACCATCTTTGGGGTCAAGCCCCTCCATCTGGTAGTACCACCACGTGTCCATCGTGGGCGGGTTGGTGTCGCCCCACATCCCGTGCCACGTCGGCCCGCCGTCCTTTGCGCTCGGGAAACGTCCAATACGTTTGGACATGGCGTCCACGATGTCTGGGTGGATGTCTCGGCACTCGTTGAACCACGCGAATGTCAATTCCAGTGAGTTCAGGTTAGCCACGTCGTCGGCGTCGTCCAGCGCCCGGAACATAATCTCGCACTCCACGTCGCCCACCTTGAAGAAGTACGTTTTGGTGGTGCGCATGTACTGCCCGCACACACCCGGTGGGAACCAGTCGAGGAACGTCTTGATCGTCGTGTCCTGCAACTGACGGGCGGTTTCCCGCACGATGGCCGCTCGGGTTTTGCGTATGCCCTGCGCGTTGGGTATCTGCATGGACGCCCTGCGCACGATCTCGAAGCTGGAGGTAACGGACTTGCCCGAACCCACTGGCCCCATGAGGACGCGCATTTTGGCGTCCGAGGCCATGAACTTCTTGCCCGTGGGCGGCGGCGTGTAGTCGATGTCAAGCGCCATGTGTGGCCTCTGGGCTGACCAGCAAGATGACGAACTCGCGCCCGTGCTTCTTGCTGCGTGTGATCTTGGTCTGGAACGACTTGCTTTGTCGGCTGAGTTCGTTCTCCACGATGACAGCCTCGGTGGCTGTGCGCACCTTCACGGATCGAAAGCCGTTGAAGTTTTGGGTGAACAGGTCTTCAATTCTCGATGGCAGTTGCATCTTGTACGTCCACGGTGGTTGCTTCAATGGTACGGGCGTCGCGGGGGTCGCTGCCAAGGTTGATGGTGATCTTCACACCACCAGTGCCATTGTCTTGCGGGCCAGCGTCTCTTGGCTCCAGCCCAGCCCACTTCACGGTGGACTTGATCAGGTCGGCCTTGACTGCGGGGGACACGGCTGGGTCATGGATGAGGAGCCACGAGGTTGTCAGCAACTCCTCGGCTTGGGCGCGGGCCTTGAGCTTGAACGTGAGGCCCTTTTCTCGAACCTCGTTGCGGTAGCCCTCCACCTTCTTGAGAAACACCGGGTCGGCGTTGAAGGTGAGGATGTCGTTGGCCGAGATGTTGTGCCGTGTGATCACCTCCTGCAACGTCTCACCACTGCCCTCAAGGGTCAGGGCTACGTCGAAGGCCAGACGGTCGTTCCACTTGGTGTGGTTCAGGGGTAGGTTGTCCATGAGCGCACTATAGCACCTTGGGTTACGGGGATGTCAA